AAGCTCTGGAAAGACCACCTATTGTATGAGTAAGCCCAAAGCCATAAAAGCCAAGACCAGGTAGGAACTTATAATGCACAAAATAAGGCACTTTCCTACGGAGTGGATCGCTTTCATTGAAATTCCTTTTGATTGATAAGACATCCCCAGTGTCCTCCATGATTGTGACAATATAGGGCATCTTCAATCCTGTCGGTTCACCATCAGCTCCAATATCTTCAAAACCCTCAATATCCAGATCTGTGTGAACTTCATAAATCATCATCTCCTCATTTTGAGAAGAGCTACTCGTAATACCCTCTATGTCATTGATTGTATCCTTCACATCATTCGTGCCATCTGAATCAGCACCAGAACTAGGAAGGTCTATATCCTTGTAAAATCCTGATAATTGTAATTTTTTAATTTCGTTTTTGTCCATACGAATACAATGAGTAACTCTTGTTGCAGTTGCTAAATCTGTTGCACTGTATGGAACAATTAAGTCTTCAGAATGCACAAACTTACTCACCGCTCTTTGCATTGTTGGATCAAAGTAAACTTTTTTAAATGCTGAACCTACGATTGGAAGATAAAACAACATCTGATCTAATTCAGGATCATATTCTTCCATCTCATAGGTTATTTGATAATTCATATAATTTTTAACACGCTCTGCTTGAGCTGATGTCTCTGGAGTTTCTGCTCCAATAATTGAAGTCTTGACAGGTCCTCCAGCAGGCAACATTTCACGATATGCCTGTGCTTGAAACTGTGTGACAGACTCAGCTAGTAATGGATGTACTATCCCAGACGCACCCTCAAAAGGTTCTGATCTGTCTTCATAACTCATCCCAAGAAGTTCTAATCCGCCTTTGTATTGTTCTTCCCAATCACTTCTTGAGTTAATGTCATCTTCTATATTGCCTATGATATCATTGGATATTTCTGACAATATATCTTCGTTAATATGTTCTGCTAAGTTTGCATCGAAAGGAATAGCTATTGGAGCTTCTGCTTCTACTTCCATTTCACCAACGATAGCTGATCCATCATCTAATTCTGTCACACCTTCTACCAAAGCCTCTGGAGGTAGTTTGACTAAATTAGCTTCTAATTCTGGAGCTACAGAATCTGCTATACCATTTATATTTTCAATTGCCATTTTAAATCCTATCTAATAGAAAAGCCGCCACCTCTTAATGCTGCACCCATGCCACGACATCCCATTTTGCCACCTTTGACATTACCACCAGCACCATATTTTTCAACTTTACCACCCATTTCCATCATAGCAAAATCTTCACCAGATATTTTACCATCTTTGTTTTTATCTAGTTTAACTTGACCACCTATTAAACCACCAGCTTTTTTACTTTTTACATTTTTCATGTTTTCTTGATTTATTTTAGCAACTTTTTTACTAAACTCTTTATTTAAAGACTCTGTTTTATCTGCTCTAAATGGATCTTTCTTTTTAAGATTCTTTGGTCTCATTTTCGGCTTTGGTATATTGCCACCTTCTTGCTTTTTAACTGGCTTTTCAAATAAACCACTATCAATGCCTACTTTTCTCATAATTCTATCCATTTCTTTCATAGATATTGAACCACCAATTTTTCCTTTTCTTGATTTACTGACTTCCTCTCTTAATTTATCACCAACACTACCACCACCTTGCATTTCTTTAGCTTTTACTTTTCTTATTGCTTCCATTAGTCCGCCTCCTCTCATTTTTCTTATTGCTCCGCCAAATTTTTTACCAAACATTTTGTTAAAGTCAGATTCAAATTTATCGGCTATCTTTTTAGTTTGATCTTTTGACAATCCTGAACCTTTACCAAATACAGTGCCTTGTTCTTCTATTTCTCTGATGGCTGCCTCTAACTCTTCTTCACTTAACTTTCTGCCACCACTTTGCATTTTTTGTATTACTTTACCACCGAATCTAGCTTTCATAATATCATTCCTTTGTATTCCAAATGCTCCAGGCTTTTGAATGTTGAATTGTTGTTTTTTAACTCTTGCTATTTTAGGTTTCTTAGCTCTTTTCTTTAACAATGCTAAATCTCTGGCAGATTGATTATCCAAAGCCATAGCCATTTTCACTCCAGATAAAGCATCTTTTTTCTTTTTATCAGCCATTATTTTATTCCTTTGAATTTACCACCACGACCTTTGAGCATGATAGATTTCTTTTTTTTCTTTTTGACAGCTCCACCTTTTTTCTTAGTAGAAATACCCATAGCTTTGAGAACAGCTTCTTTTTCACCAGGTGCAAACTTAGCAGTGCCAGACATAATTTCTTGAATAAGCTGCATTTTTCTCACAGCTTTATCTGCATCTGCTTTCTTAACTCCCTTGCTACTTCCTCTGTCAAAGCTGCCCATTATCTAACTCCTTTGAACTTTCCACCTCTGCCCGGTACTACACCGCCCATATTCATCTTCATAGGTCTTACTTTACCACCGCCCATCATATCAGCAGGCATGGATTTGGTTGTGTCCATAACTTCGCCACCCATAGCCTTTTTAACAGTTTTAGGAATAAATTTTATTCCTCCTTCGGGTTGAACTCTTATAGTGCCATCAGGTAATCTTGTTTTTCCTGTATCTACAATTTTGCCATCTCGAATTTTTACAATTGATCTATCAGCCATTAGTAATACTCCATTTTCCTTCTATATCCTGGTTCAAATTCCTCATCATCAGGTGTGGATATAAAACCACCTTGTCTGAATCTTAGTATAGCCTGTGTCATCGAATCTGCCAAGTCATCATGGTCGCCATGTGGAAAACTAGCACATTCTTCAACAACTTCCTCTGCAAAGTTAGCGTCTGGTCTCCAAACCATACCACTTTCAAAGACAGGCGCACAAGCATTCATCCTTGCAAACTTATCAGCACCTTTGCTCGGTGTAAAGGGTGTAACAGGTACACCCATACGTCTAAGCTCCTGTGTTAAAGGCGTACCACTAGCTTTTTGCTCAATTAAAATCATATCTGGATCATAAGCCTCGTTTAGTTCATAAGCCTTTTGCTTTAGTTCTGGAAAATCCCATCTACCCTTCTCCGCATCAAGTAAAATAATTGCATCACCCTCACCCTCTACTGGAGTAAATATCCCCCAAGTAGTAATAGCACTAAAGTCAGCACGATCATTTTTACTGAAAGCGGTATCGTATGATTGGATGATATACGAACAGGGAGGTGGTTCACTATTATCCCAAACATTCCACCACTCCCTTTTTATTATAGCTCCTTCTTCTGCCGTTGGGTTCTGCATATACTGTGCATTCCACTTGGCTACTGGAATTGATGCTTTTACGCCATCTAACTCCTCTCGACTCCAATATTCGGGCCATAGCACATTGTCTGTATCTGGAAATATTGCAGGAAACTCCACGATTTCCCATCTATCTGCTCCTCCTTCAGCTTGTTTAGCTATAACTCTCGCTGTTAAATCTTTAATACCCCATCTGGTCATAACAATAATAATCGAACCACCTGGTTGCAATCTTTGTCGAGGACCTGACGTATACCACTCATATATACCATCTAATGCTGTAGGACTCAAAGCATCTTGTTCTGATACTGGATCATCAATGATACATAAATCAGCACCACGACCAGCTAACGCACCCCCTACACCAACAGCGTAATACTCACCGCCTTTGTTCGTTGACCATCTACCAGCAGCCTTCGCATCACTTGCTAATTTTATATCAGGAAATATATCTCTGAACTCTTCGCTATCAATTAAGTTTTTTACCTTACGACCAAATCCCACAGCGAGTTCTGCTGTGTGTGTCGCTTGTATTATCTTTAGATCAGGTCGCCTTCCCATAAGCCATGAAGGAAATAAGTAACTTGCAAACTCTGATTTTGTATGTCTGGGTGGCATATTAATAATCAAACGCTTGATCTTACCATCAGCTACCTTTTGCAACTTGTCTGCATATATTTTATGATGCTTGCCCTCAATGAAGGTGGGCCATATTTTTTTTACAAACTTTAAATAATTTTCTTGGCTTGTTTTTTGCTCTTCTAAAACTTTAAGACGATCAAGAAGCGGAGTAATCTTAGATATTTCATCATCACTAAGATACTCTGCAAACTGTGATGCTGTTAAAGATTGTTCCATTATGCTGTCGCTAAAAAGTTATCCACTGCACTTATGACTCCACCGTTTTCAAATTTTGTAACTCCACCTTTTTCCATACGTCTAGGAGAAGCTATGCCTGTTATGGATTCTATGAGTTTATTTAAATCTCCTGAGTCAAATCCAACAGGACTATAATCACCAACATTAGCAGTAAAAGGTGAGTCAACAACGACAGATTTAGGCTCTGTTGTTCTTGTTTGCCTACCACCAAAAACATTAGGAGTTTTATCTTTATCTTCAGGCTCTGGATCTTTTTTAGGTGGTCGTTTAATTAATATAGGATCATCGTTATCATCTCCAGATTGAATTGGAGCATTAGGATCTACCCCTGAAACAACCCTTCCAAATTCATCTTTTATAGCTATGATACGACCACTTTCGTTTCTGACTAATTGACTTTCTGGTATTTTGCGCCCAGTTCTTTTTGTGTATTCTTCCATAGTTGTTGCAGGATCAGCATCAAATCCAAATAATGTTTCACCTAATGTCATTGGTCTACCTAATGCTACCTCTGTTGCCATGTTCTCTCTTGATTTTCTTTCTATAAAATCACCAATTGTAGTGCCTATACCTGGCACTCCTAATCCTTCAAAGAATGTAGGGTCTGATCCTCTGCCTGGCTTTGTCTGACCAACATCTTCTCCATATAATCTCTCAATTTCTGCCATACGTTTTGCATCAAATGCTTTGCCTACATTCTCTTCAAAATCTTCTGGTGCGCCTGCTGGTGCGCCTGTAGGTAAATTAGAAACTTGTCTGCCACCAAAAATCTTAGCAGCATCAGGAACAGTTTTTCTGAATGTATTTGCATCATCTATTCTTTGCTCACGACCTATACTCGATAATACATCTGGAGATACTGTTGTTAATCTGTCATCTAATGTTATAGGATCAAATGTTGTGTCAATATCAAATACTGTGTCGGTTGTAGGTGTCTGCCCTCTAATATTTTCAAATGTTACATCAGCAGTATCATCTCTGAAAGTCGTAGGACCTAATGCTCTACCTCTTTCCTCTAAAATATTCTGTTGTAATTGCTCGGCTATTGTTGGCTTTCTATCACCAACTAAATTAGCAATGGCTTTTGCTTGATCTTGTGCAACTGTGCTTCTGGTAGAGCCAACTGTCGGAAGATTACCAGCTCCAGGTAATCCAAAGTTTTGAAATGTAGGCTGTATATCAAATGGATCTATTTCTGTAGACTGTCTATCAAAACCTTCAACTACTGCTGTACCAGGCATTCTACTTGCGTTTAAAAAATCATTAGCTAATGCTTCACCAAGCCTTGAACCTCTTGCAGATGCTTCTAATACTCTAGGATTAAATTCATCATCATCAATTTGACGAAGCTCTCTTAGTTCATCCTGCTCTTTTGGTGTTGTTCCTCTTGTGGTATATTGAAAATTTAATCCTGAATCTGGTGAAACTATTCTATCACCCTGTCTTAAAGCACCTGGCACACCAACATTCTCTTCAAAATCTGCTGGAGGAGGTGATAATGTTGTTTGTGCCTGTCTTACATTTGCTCCAGCAGATGTAATAGGAGTGTTAAATACTTCTCCAAGTCCAGTGGCTGCCGTAACTTGATTACTAAGAGAATCAATGCCTTTTTGACCTAATTCTTGTCGTGTTATCGCATTTGTAATATTCGTTCTAGTTGCAGGATTAGATAAATCAAAATTATCTCCTACAGCATTTCTTACAGCAGTTATGTAACCTTGTTTATTCTCTAATGGGTTTTCTCTTTTATCAGTGCCTAAATAAGTTTCCACAAATTTTTCAGGAGTGTTTATTGATCTATCACCATAGAGAGATAGTTGTCTGTCTAAAGCCTGTTGTCCTGCTGGTAATGTGTTGAAAAGGGCAGGTCCTGTTGTAATATCACCAGTTAAAGGATTAACGCTTTTAATAGTTTCTGTTGTTAAGTCTTCCCGTGCTTGTTTTAAATTGCCAGGATTGTTTGTGAAAGGTGAATATAAATCTGATCTGCCACCTATAATAGCTCCTATTAAATCATCCTCAACAAAACCAGTTGGTCGATCATCAACTCCACCTGCACCTGGTATGACTGTTTGAGCAACAGTCGGCAATCTTGCCTCTTGAACAAACTGTTGAGGATCTCTCATTTTCTGAACATCTCTTGCACT